TTATTATTGAACCGATCCTGACTATATATGAACACAAGAAAAAAGTTGAGGCCGTTATAAAACCGGATTCGTTCTGGACGCTCTTGCATAAAATGACCGAGGTTGCCGGTTGGCTGGTTGGGATTTTCCTGATCGCGCCATTCCTTCTTCCGTTCGTGGCGGGGCTATTGATCCCGGCTCCCGGGAGTAAGAAAAAATGACCTGTAAGCATTCGGTGGTGCGGGTGTCATGGATCGACGCGGATGACACGGCTGGATGGGCTGAATTCAAGAAAAGCAAAACTTGGATCATCCATACAATTGGTTATCTCGTTTCGTCAGGAAAGAAGAAAACGGATTTTGTCGTGCTGGCGGACTCGCACTTACCGGACTTAGACCAATGGGGAGGTTTGAACAGAATACCAAGGGGAATGGTTTTAGAAGTTGAAACCTTGGTTGAATCCACCCCATGCGGTCATTTCTATGAAAATACTCGTCATACCAGACACCCAGATTAAGCCCGGAGTACCCATCGTCCAGATGAAGTGGGCGGCACGGGCTATCAAAGATTACAAGCCCACCCATGTGGTTCATCTGGGTGACCATTGGGATTTCCCATCTTTGAGTTCCTATAGTTCCAAGCGTGAGATTGAGGGACAGAGGGTTATTGAGGATATTGAGGCCGGGAACAAGGCAATGAAATTGTTTTGGAAAACCCTCAAATCAGTTAAGAATCTACCTGAGTTCCACCTTCACGGTGGCAACCATGAGTACCGGCTGACCCGATATGTGGATGACCATCCTGTTTTGGAAGGGGTTCTGTCGGAAGAATTAATGAACCGGGATGGTTGGATTTTACATCCGTTCAAGACCGTGAACGAGATCGGTGGCGTCTATTTCAGCCACTACTTTTATGCCCCGTACACAGGCCGAGCCTATGGCGGGACAGCGGAAAATATCCTCCGCAATGTTGGCCTCTCATACTGTCAAGGTCACCGACAGGGAAAATTAGTGGCCGCGAGAGCCTTACCCACTGGACAGGTGCAAAGAGCGCTTATCTGTGGAAGTTGTTATCTACACAGGGAGGATTATCTTGGGCCGCAGGCCAAGGAATCTTGGCAGGGTATTGTCATGTTGAATGGAGTCGAGGACGGCGACTACGACATGATGGAGTTGAGCCTGAAGTACCTATGCAGACGCTACGAGAAGAAAGAATTATCTGATTACCTGTTAGAACAGGGGATCGAACCATGACCGATGAATACTACGAAACACAGGAAAAAAATATGCGTCTTGAGAAGCAGCGTCTGATCAGTAACCCCCAGTTTCAAAACGCCTTGATAGGGGCAAAGACTATGCGCGGGAAACTGGCCGCGTGTTACGCGATGCTGTCACAAACTGGCGCTTTTTCTGATTCGTCTCCAGAGATTTGGGAGATGCGGCAGGAAGTGATGGACTACATACCGGAGGAATTGCAAGATGGATAAGTCAAAATCCAAAGAAAAAGATTCACCAGAAGCCGCCCCCAAGGCGGCTTCTTCTGTTACAGGGATGCGAAAGTTACCTGTTGGCAGGCCATTCGTTAAGAACGATCCGAGGATCAATCGGGCGGGAAGACGTATAGGTTCAAGAAACAAATTTTCCCAAGCCTTCACCGACGCCATGCTCATAGACTTTGAGCAACACGGCCAGTCCGTGATCGCAGAGGTGCGTCAGAAAGACCCCTCCACCTATGTGCGTATTGCTACGGCTCTGATCCCATCTAGGACTGAGCAGGAAATCGAGGTAAGAGATACCTCGGCTGAGAACGTAGCCGAAATAGATTGGGATATTATTGTTGGCGGGAAGAGTTAAGCCGCCTGACCAGACTTCCTAACCCAAAGGGTCGGCCCGGTGTCGTACCATTCCACCAGAAGTTGAGATGCTTTAAGTAAATTCGTTGTCTCCAGCGACGTGTACTGTGCTGTGACATCGCCTGTCGAGTGTCCCATTAAATCCTTTATTGTCTTCGTCGGCACATCCATCGCCTTTAGTCTAGTGGCGAAGGTGTGCCGGAGATCATGGAATCTGAATGAATGGCCCGGGCCTCTGGCATCAGCCAGACCTACTTCCCTCACCGCATTTTTAAAGCGCCGATTACCCAACACTGACCGGTAATTAGTTCGATCCTTCCCGCCAGAAACGAAGGTTCCATCCTCCGAGCGTGTTCGTGTGGGGTAAGTGAAGACATACTCTTCGTGTTGCCCCCGTTTACACTCAATGATGCCTCTGGCGATGGAGTTCAGCACCACCCGATGTGGTATACCGTTCTTGTTGCTGATATCAAACACCGAGCCAAGCCCTCGGATAACCACTTCCTGATCCCACCTGAGTCCCCGGATATACTTATCCCGCAGGCCCGTGTGGATAGCAAATAGCGCCGCGTCCTCTAAGTCAGGCGACAGGCGCTTTAACAACTCCCGCTCCTGCCCTCCAGTCAAAGGATAGCCCTTGACCGAGGTTGCTTCCAACTTTGCGATATGCCCCGGAGCGTCAACCCAAACCCGGTTATGCTCGTCCCACCACTCTGTATGAGCCATCTTCAAGATATGGCTTAACACATTCAGACGTTTGTTTATCGTCCCCGCCGTATTTTCAAAAACTTTCTGACAATGCCCGATCATCCTTTGGACATCCGGGTGATTAGTGTGGATCAGTTTCAAAGGAACCCTCCCTAAAAACATACTCAACACATATGTATGGAACACTGCATCTTTGATCTGGTGAGCGCTCTTGCGCGTTTTCCAATACTCCTTAATGCCGTCATCCACAGTGAAAGACTTTCTCGGCGGCCCCTCCTCAAGTTCCCTTTTCGTATTTATGATTACCCTTGTGAGAAGTTCTGCCGCGACCTCGTAGTACGTTTCGTAGGTACTGCCGCGAATTCTTGTCTTGTAAACGTGTGGGTAGAATGCTAACTGAGATGGTATCTCAACCACACGATCCATTTGCCAGATGCCGCTCCTTGAATCTAGGCTCAATCCTTTCATGCTTCCCCCTGTGGTAGTTCATCCATTGGCTTCAATGCCTCATATGGAACCCATATTGCTGGTCTACCGTTCTGATATTTATCTTCTTTTGGATAACCTTTACCATCCTTTCCCATGATCCACCCGTGGATTTTGTACCGACCATTAATGCCAGTGACCCTTATAAAGATGTGGTTATCTTTGTCTGTTCCTTTCATATACATTAATGTTGATTCTTTCGGTGAGGATCGAACCTCATAGATGCCAAGGTCTCCCTGCCCGAATCCGAAACCCTCGGGGTATATCTTCAGGTATTTTGCGACAGCCCACTCAGCCATTGCACCTTCAATGTGGAGTTGCCAGTCGTTGAAATGACCACACCCCATCGTTGGAGCGCGGTATTTCTTTTTCAGGTTTTGGATTTGGCGCATTTGGCCGTTCATTGATGCCAACATCATCTCCTTGGCATTTAATTCAATGATCATCCCATTTGCCAGCCTATCGCCATTTTAGGTTTTTAGATGTTGCGAAAACTCGAACTGGGGCGACGCTTTGGTCATCCACATATACAGGCGTCACGCCGTTTGGAAAATACACGGCTTGCCCCCCGGGCATAACAAACAATTGATACCCGTCGAACGAATCCGGGTGAGGTAGTTTGTTGATGTTCCGTGGTGGGGGGATTACCTTAATAGGGAGTTTCAATCCACGCCACTCTTTGTGTGGATTGAAGTCCCCGCCATAACACAGCGTACCCTCACTGTGGATCATTAGAATGGGATGTCGTCGTCGAAGTCATCGTCCTTCTTGTCTTCAGTGAATTCTTTTGGCGTTTTAGCCCGGATCGATCCCGATAACCGTACTGCCCCCGCCTGTGTTTCCCCCTTCCAGAGGGACACCCAGACCTCGGCTTGACCCGCGCCTAAGCCCAGTTCGGAAAGGTCAATCAACCCATCCCCGGTGTACACGGGGTCATTATCGCCCCTGCGCTTCTGATTTTTCAGTAGTGAGAATCGGTTTGGTTTATGTTCGTAAGCCATTATTTTCCCTCATAAATTACAGTGTATTTCAGTTCTCCCGGGTAAATCCGTTTCCTCTTGAGCCGTGGCGGCTCTTCACCGGAAACAACGTATTCCCAGAATTCGGCGAGGAGTGGCATCAGCCAGTCCCAGTATTCTTGGTTGAAGGGGACGTTCCAGATTCTTTGCTTGTCTGGTGTCCATGATTGGAAATGGCATCCGGGTAATTTGCATACGGCGAGTTGCGTTTGAACCTGAGCCATATGCTGTGGTGAGATGGATTCATACGGGTTTTCAGCACGGCATTTGATTTCGTGCAGACCCACCCCCATGATGACCCCATCAGGAGAAGCACCCAACCAATCACAGTTATCATCAAGAAAAAACCCAACAGGATAAGAGAGGCCACCCATAGCGCGCTCCCACGCATTTCTTGCATCCTCTTCATGTTCGCTCCCATATAACATTGGTGGAGTAACTGGCCGCTCTTTACCGTTAAGGCTCTCCCATAACCCAGCCCTCGATTGGTAGGCTCCTTTAAGTCCTGCGGCTGAACCAGAATTGGAGGCCGTGAGTACTCCCTTACGCCACCAAAACCATTCTGGAGTACCCTGCTCACACTTAATTTCCATCTGAGACAGCACGGGCTGTCGCCTTAAATTGCGCCACCTGAGCCGAGGTGAGTGACGACTTTGTTTTGTCCGTCAGACTCGCAAAAGCCCCCTTCAAAGCCTCTGGGCCAGAGTCGGCGGCTTTACTCAGCCTTGCTAACAACTTGGCGCTGGCGGGTTTCACCTTGGGTTTTTCTGGTTCAATATTTGCTTCAACCGCATCGTAGTCGTTGCCGTGTGCAGAGATAGAGAAGAAGCCACCGATGGCATACCGTCTCAGGTAGGAGAAAATCGCGCCAGCGGCTTGCGGCAGATTCGTATACTTGGTTGGGTCGAAAGGGATGAATACTTCGCCGCGAATCCATTGTCCCGATCCATGAGTTATCAGGGTGACTACCCCCAGTCTGTCAGGCCCAGAAGAGGGGCTTTGCAGTAGGAATAATTCATTGTTGATGCAGGCTTGACGCACCATCGGTGTGTACAACTCCAGCGGTGCGTATTTGTAGTTGTGAGCCTGTGCGCTTTTAGGTATGTCCTTGATGTCTTTCAGAG